AATGTTCCTTATTAAAATCTGAATAATCTAATGATAGTATGTTAGCATCGGGATGATTTTAACGTAATTCTTCCGCTTCTTAGTACCATTGTAATATATTGTATGGTTTCTATTATGGAGCTAATCTAATATTATGACCAAGATCTTCACAATTAGTCTCAAAACCGTGATTAATGTATTAAGCTATGACAGCTGATATATCATCAACGGCATATATTATTCTTAGCTTTAAACCACATTCTTATTTTGGAGCTGCATTAGCTATTTCACCTGAATAATGACTTAATCTTTCAATGTAAGACTGAGCAGTTATGGTTTCAGCAATAACTCATTTAGATGGTCGATCTAATCTAATTCCGGCATCTTAGTATAGGCTTTCAAACTTATCTCGGAATTCTTTACCTAAAGTAGAAGCTCCTTTTGGCATTAATGAATATCACTATCTCAAGAAATCAGAAAAGCTTTCTGAATTGGAAGGAGCCATGTTTTAGACTATTTTCAAGACAACAGGTTTTAATATTTTGACTATCCTTTCTAGATACTATTACCTATCTTTAGGGAACCTTAGACTCTTTCCATAGAAAGAGTTCATTTTTTCTTAATGTTGTTTAGTCAAAGGATTGATTTTTCTTCTTCCTCATAGAGTCATTAATTTTCTAATATACTATCTGGCTGAAACCGAAACTGGTGTAGTAACACCTATTCCTGGTTGTTGTTTTATTAAATCAACATATGAAGCCAGTACAGTTGCATCTTTAATAAAGTCGTACATCTAAAAGTTTCATTATTTAAAGAATTGATAGACCGATTCATTAAGATTACACCACCAGAGTAATAAAGCAGCTATTTCATAGTCGTACATATCATTAATATGTATTAAGGCCACTTCGTATAAGGTTTGCAAACGATTGGGACATATATCTCAAGCAGTTTCAAAGATCCATATAGGATGTAACTACACTCTAGAAGCAACTCCTTTAGGTGCTGGCAAATAGTATTCGTACTAGTATAAATTCTAAACTGATGTTATTTCTATCCAACTTTCATTATCGTTTTTGTTTGCTTGTGATATAAGATCCTTCAAAGGCAATAACTTCTTCTATGGTATATCAAAAAGTTCAAAATTCTTTCTCAGTTCAGCAGGCAATATACTAAAACAAAACAATCTGATGAAATCTTCATGGTTTTTGAATTTCTTCATTATGTCATTTGTTTATTTGATAGATAACCATTTAGAATAATATTATCCTTTACCGCAATAGCAGAAGTGTTCCTCTTGCCATTACGTTTTTTATATAGTTGAGAAGACTATGTGTTCTGCATTACCAACCAATGGTTGCTTTTCATTTTATTGAAAAGTGTTTGGTAGGTAGTGTCCACAGTTTCAAAAAATTAATTTGACTGGAGCATCTAGTGTTTCAGCTTTAGCATCTATTTTGTTGTTCTGATGGTATTCGAAAGCTGTAGAGCTGTCTTATTATATTAATTCTTTTCTTTATTGATGAATTTATGCACCCAAGAAAAAGTTATATTTCTTGGCTTTTTACTGTAATAAACATGGGTACAGTGTCTTTAATAGGTTGGCATAATTCTTTGAAAATATGTTTCTTATGAAGTTGAAGAATGATAAGGATGTACCTAAAATGTCCCTAAATTCGTGGTGCATGATCTTTGGTATCTTTTCCAAATACTACTATATTTAAGTATTGTTTTCAAGATTGTCCAATAGATTACTTCACTAATCTCCAGGTATTTTTAAGAACTTAAGATTTTTGCAATTTTAGCATTACTTTTCACTTAAACACTATCACTAAATAAGTTTCCTATTAAGGGCCTTTACAGATATCTATCTGTAGAAGGCTTAAATAGCTTATTGATATAATTTAGTTTAATAAACCTTGAATTATTATTCTGATGTTATATCAGCTACTGTTAGTAGTAGTTTTGAAAAAACAGACTCAATTGGTCTATTTTAAAACTATTGTTTTAGTGTTATGTACTTCTGAGAATTTGGAGTACTATATTGTAACCCTATTAAAATTCCAGCTCCTCAAAGATCATTAATTAATATTATAGTTTCCTAAGTTGTTCATGTGAGTTGATCAGCTTTAAAAATCAATTCATATCTAGGATCTTCTAATATTTACATCATTACTCTTTTGAATAGTGATTTATTTCCTTATTAATTCAAATCTTTTTTAATATTATTGAAAGAATCTTGAGATATAATCATCTTTTTAGCGTATATAGCTGCTATAAATTATTCATTTAAGATAAGGTTTTTGACTTGATAACAATTGAACTTTTGATCGGTTTCTTTTGTTACAAAACTTATACCATTATCAGTCATTAATGTTTCTAATTCTTGATTTAATTCAGGATTGTAATATTATGGGTATAATTCCTTGTTTTACAATTGTTTATAATAATGATCAACATAGAAATTCATAGCTGTGTTCTGTACTAAGGAATACACTTTTCTTGTTTCCATAGTTGTATGATCTAAGATCACAGCTCTGGATTCTGGTGTAGGATACTATATGTAAAACTCATTAGTTACGTGTTTAACACACTAATCTATTAGAGCTTTGTTTAACCCATCTGATCTAAATTTGGAGTCAAATGACTAATCATACAAGTTGGTGTTGAAAGTACCCTTTAGTGTTTCATAATATATATTATACTTCTTAAGTTTTCTAACAAACTAAAAAGCATCCTCAGAAACACCTGATATAACTGACATTGTATCTAAATTAGCAATATCATTAGCTAAAGCCAATTTATCTACTTAAGATATATCTCCTGAAACTTCAGCGCCGTAATCTAATAGATCAGCCCACTTCTCTTCAAAGTTGTATAATTCTACCTAAATCTTTTCTAATATAGGTTAGATTTACATCAACTAAGTGGAAAATTATTTCTAAATAAATGGTATTGTAGCTATATCTTCTTTAATTTGCTTAATGAATACAGCCACTTTATCTATTACTTATGATGTCTCAAATTTGAAGATATTTCTATAATCTAAACTCGTTAAAACAGTACATAAATAAGTAGTTGTAGTTATAACTTCAGGTTAGTCTATATCATCGTGTATAGCCTTTCCCCATTTCAACAAGGTTATAGAAAGATCATTTAATTTATCAGCCATAACCAACTGATTGGCTAATTAACTGAGTTACTAAGCATGTTAGTTATAATCTTTTTGATAACTTGGGTTTTCTCTAACAAACTTATCCTTACTTTCTTTGGTTGGGAAATTGTTTGTATTATTAACGAAAGTTTATGGTAATATATCACTCTAAGCTCCTGGTACAACAATTAGAGATTCTTCTATTTGTTGTTGAGAGACGTCATTCTTTAAAACCATGTGTATTGGTAACCAATGATCACTTCACCACATTATTGTGGCAAATGTGCTTGTTGAGTTGAATTTGCAAAATTGAGTTCTTGGTGATCTGGCATGTTCATATCTAATGGCTATATTAAGACCTTTAGATTTACACCAAGCTATTATTTCATCGTTGGAAAAGTTGTTAACTTAACTGTTTTTTGGGTCGAGTCATTTTTTAATATCTTGTAGTTCTTGTAACTTGACTTGAGGATACCAATATTGTAAAGCTACTTTTCCACATTCCATCTCCTACTAGTTAGGAATCAACATTTCATAAGTAACTCTGAATAGTTCATTAGAATAATATCCACTTTGTGGTATTTCCATAGTGAACCATTACTAATCATGGTGTTCAGTAGTTGTTTGTTACTATTGCTTTGGTAAGATAGGTTTTTCTTCTTCTACAGGTGTTGGTCTGACAGTTTATCTAGATTAGATAATAGCTCTGTTAATATCTTATACTGTGGTCATAGGAATGTGCTATATTCTATAACTAACATCATGCTCTATAGGCATAGTTTGACTTTCTGGTTGCATATATACTACTTATCAATTTTACTAGTTGTAATCAATCTGTTGTGGTTGAACGTTAGTCATGTATTGGGGAATGATCTTATTTTTGCTAACGTTCTCTACAGCAAATTGGTGTTTTTCAGCTTATCTTTAATGGTAGGCTAAAACTGTAGTTTTATGGGTAGAACCTTTGATATGAGGTAATGTAAATTCTACATCAACAACTGGCATAGGTAACAATTCATCGTCTGATAAATCGAACATATCACCAGCTATATCATGTGGTCTATATAAATCTCTCATTTGAGATTCTTAGTATGAAAGGGATGGTAATATAGTGACTCTTAGGTGAGCAAGCTTTTCTC